GCATGTCGGACAAGGAGCGCCGTGATTTCTCCTTCATCCGCGCCATCAACGCTCTGGCTCACCCGAACAGCCAGGAAGCTCAGCGTGCTGCTGGTTTCGAGCTTGAAGTCAGCCGTGCTGCTCAGCAAAAGAGCGGTAAGGAAGCTCGTGGCATCCTGATCCCTGCCGACGTGCTGGGTTATGGCCGCCGTGACCTGACCGTGGGTTCGGCTTCTGCTGGTGGTGATCTGGTTGCTACCGATCTGATGAGCGACAGCTTTATCGATCTGCTCCGCAAAGCTCTTGTGATGCAGACCGCTGGCGCGACCGTGATGACCGGCCTGCAAGGCATGGTTGCTCTGCCCCGTCAAAGCGGTGGTGCGACTGTGTACCACGTGGCTGAATCCGGCTCGATCACCGAGTCCCAGCTCACCGTGGATCAGGTGACGATGCAGCCCCGCACCATCGGTGCTCTGACTGATTACAGCCGCCGTCTGCTCCTGCAGTCCAGCATTGACATCGAGAACCTCGTTCGTCGTGACCTGGCTCAGCAGATTGCTATCGAGGTTGAGAATCAGGCCATCAACGGTACTGGTGCTTCTTCGTATCCGCTGGGCTTCCTGAACGTGACCGGCATCAACACCGAGTCCGGTTACAGCGCTTTCACCGATTACGTGAACGCTGAAGCTTCGCTCAGCACCGACAACGCCCTGCTGGGCAGCCTCGGCTACATGATGAATTCCGCTCTGCGTGGAACTCTGAAGACCACCGAAAAGTCGGCCAGCGGCACCACTGCCAACTTCATCTACGAAGCCGACAACACCATCAACGGTTACCCGGCTTACGTGTCCAACTCCATGCCGAATAACACTGCGGTGTTCGCTAACTTCAGCGACATCCTGATCGGCTTCTGGAGCGGTCTGGACATCATGGTTGATCCTTACACCGGTTCCGCTTCCGGCACCGTGCGTGTGGTGGCCATGCAGGACTACGACGTGGCCATCCGTCACCCTGAGTCCATCTGCAAGCTGTCCTGATGATTACGGAGCGGGTAATGCGCATTCAGATGCTGCGTGACACCATCGTTGACCTCAAGCAGGTGAAAGTTGGTGACTACGTAGAAACCGATAAAAAATCAGCTCTGCTGTTGATCGGTATTCAGAAGGCCATTCCCGCTCCCATCATCGAGGAAGTTGTTGTTACGGCTGACGAGCAGCCGGATCCTGTTCAAAGCAAACCCGCTCCCAAACGGAGAAAGACCAATGATCCACAACCTGGGGTCTAAGACCTACATCGCCAGCCTCCTTCCGGCTGACTCCCGCACCGCTACTGCCACCGGCACCGGTTTCGATCTGCAAGGCTCGAACGATGCTGAAGGCGAAGCCATCGTGGTTCTCGACTGCGAAGCCGGTAGCGGCACCACCCCTACCCTGAACGTCAAGCTTCAGGATTCTGAAGACAACTCTGCTTGGGCTGACATCACCGGTAAAACCTTCACCGAGGTGACTAGCGCTGCTGCTGCCTTCCAGAAGATCAGCATCAACTCCAACGATGTGCGCCGTTATGTGCGTGCTGTCGGTACTCAAGCTGGCACCAACCCTGTGTTCGTGTACGGCGTCTCGCTGGTTTACAGCAAGAAGTACGGCAACTGATCCTGATGGCGTTTCCTGAACTGCCAGATGCTTTCCTGAACGAGTTTGGCGTTACCTGCCAAATTGGTGCTGGCACTGCGTTTCTTGGCATTCTGGATTCGCCTATGGATGTGATCGCGGGCGGTATGGCGTTGTCTCGGGAGTACTTGCTTACGGCAAAGACTTCTGATGTCAGCACTGCCGCTCGCGGCACTTCTATTACGGTCGATTCCGTGTCTTACACCGTGCGCGAGAATCGCCCTGTTGATGACGGTGTTTTTTCAGAACTACTATTGAGCAAAGTCTGACTTTGGGGTCATGAGCAGCGTCTTCAAAGTCAACACCAGAGCGAATTGGGCGGCATTAAATCCTGTGTTGCTTCCTGGTGAAGCCGCCATTGAAACGCAGACAAATAATCTCAAGATTGGAGATGGTGTTTCAACTTGGAGCCGGCTTCCGTATTTTTCTGCTCCTGCTTATTGGGGTTCGTTTTGGGACGAGACCTCGCAAACCGCAACTGCCAATACGCCAACCGAGATTTATCTGAGACAGCGTAATACTGGAAGTCGAGGCGTTCGGGTTGTTTCAAATTCACGCATTACTTTTGATCACGCTGGTGTTTACAGCATTACGTTCTCAATTCAATTCAGTAATACGGACAACAGCATTCACGATATCAACGTTTGGTTGCGCAAGAACAACGAAGGCAGCGCTGGTAACGTGCCGGCTAGCGACAGCCGATTCAGCATCATCGCAAAGCATGGCAACGTTGACGGCAACGTGATCGGCTGCGTCAATTTTGTGTTGCCAGTTGTTGCCGGTGATTACTTGGAGTTGATCTGGGCAACATCAAACGTTGCTGCCTACATTCACGCTGAGGCAGCAGCCACCAGTCCTTACGCTCACCCGAGTATCCCCGGCGTGATCTGCACCGTTGTCCAAGTCGCTTCCGCCTGATCATGGCTGACACCCGCCGAGAATTGATCCTGGCTCGCATCAAGAGCAATCTTGACACGATCACAGGCGCAACGGTCTACAGGAGCCGTGTAGAGCCTCTCGCGCGGGGTGAGGTGCCTGCTGTCATCGTCGAGCCTGTCAATGATCAGCCGATCGACACTAACTTCTACGACAAATTGGATTGGACGATGCGGGTGCGGATCACGACGATTGTGCGTGCTGCAGTCCCTGACGACGATTCAGACACGTACACACAGCAGGTGCATGCCAAGTTGATGGCAGATCAGACTGTCAACGGTTATGCGCTTGACTTGACGCCTGATCGAACTGACTTCAGCCTGTATGAAGCTGATGTGCCTTTGGGTATCATTAGCCAAGACTTCCTGGTGCGATATCGCACAAGCAGGACTTCTCTAACTACCGCGTGACACCATGGCTAAGATTGAAAAGGAAGTTCCCAATCCCGGAGTGGGCGGCAGCTATTTGTTTGACCCGAAATCTGGGAAACTTACACTGATCACAGAACCCGCTGCTCCCACCAACGATGGCACTGACACGGAAGAAGTTTCTGATCGCGAAGATTGAAACCACCTACGGGACTGACCCCAGCCCTGTTGGCGGTTCTGACGCGGTGCAGGTCACCAATCTGGAACTGACTCCGATTGAGTCGGACAACGTCCAGGCTGCAGCATTCCAAGGATTCCTTGGTAACAGCACTCGCGGCACCTTGGTTGCCAACAAGCGTGTGAGCGTCACCTTTGACGTTGAGCTGGCTGGTTCCGGCGCTGCTGGTACAGCTCCTGCCTTTGGTCCCCTGCTCAAGGCTTGCGGCCTGAGTCAGACCATCGTTTCTTCTGTTTCGGTCACCTACGCGCCTGTCAGCAGCAGCTTTGATTCGGCAACGATCTACTGCTTCTACGACGGCACCCAGCACAAGATCACTGGTGCTCGCGGCACGGTCAGCTTCAACATGACTGCTGGTCAGTTCGCTGTTGCCAGCTTCAACTTCATCGGCATCTACAACGCTCCTGACGGCACTGCCCTGTCGGGTTCGTTCACTGTTGCCAACCAGGCTGCTGCTCTGGAGGTCAACGACACCAACGTGACCACTGCCACCTTCCACGGTGTGACCAGCTCACGCATCGAGTCTTTCGATCTTGCCCTGAACAACGAGCTGCTGTACAAGGAGACCGCTTCCAACAAGGAAGTGCTGATCACCAACCGCGCCCCTGGTGGTACGGCCGTCATCGAGGCTCCTGCGATTGGTACGACCGACTTCTTCGCCAAGGCCGTTGCGGTTGCCACTGGCAGCACCAGTTTGGTCCTGGGCGCCACTGGCGGCAACATCGTGACTGTCAACGCAGCCCAGACCGATATCACCGGTTGCAGCTACGCTGATACTAACGGCGTCATTGCGCTGTCCATGCCGTACCTGGCTCTGCCTACCACGGCTGGCAACAACGAGATGTCGCTGGTCTTCACCTGATCCCTGTCATGGCATTCGTCCTCAAGAAGACTGCGTCGTACAAGTGGCCTGTCACGGTGGAAACACCTGTTGACGGCGGCAAGTTTGACAAACAAACGTTCGATGCAGTCTTCAAGAAGATGAGTCGTTCTGCCTTCAACGATCTTGTCGATAAGGGCGATGATGCCTTGATCGATGGGATCCTCGAAGGTTGGGACGGGATCAAGGATGAAGAGGGAAAGGAGATCCCGTTTACGCAGAAGACCAAGAAAGAGCTGTGCGATGACCCGTATGTCATCAAGGCTCTAATCCAGGCTTATGCCGATAGCGTGACTGGAGCGCCGGCAAAAAACTAAAAAGCGCCGCTGAGTACTGGGCGAAAGGTGGCGTTGTCGATGAACGTGAAGCCGACCTGCTGGCGCTAGGGGCAACGGCAGAGCAGGTTGCTGCGGCCAAGCTTGAAGCGGTTGAGCAGCACTGTGAGGTGTGGGAGGAAAACTGGGAGATCGTGTTGATGTTCACAAGGATGTCAACGCAGTGGCACACGAGTATGGCGGGATTGACAGGACTGAACTACCCGAGTTTGGAATGGCTCTGTAAGCTGTATTCAGTCAAGGACCCTGTCGCCATGTTTGAGGGCGTGCAGGTGATGGAAATGGCCGCCTTGTCCGTCCTGAACAAGAAAAGCAAATGAGCCAAGTCACGGAACTGCTAGTCAGGATCAAGCAGCAAGGTGACGAGCAGCTCACCAGGCTTCAGAGCAGCCTGAAAGGCGTTGCGCAGCAGACTGCAGCAGCAAATGTCAACTTCAAGGAAGTATCTGCAGAACTGAAGAAGATACAAAATACATCAACGCAAAGCATTAACAACCTGAAAGGGTATTCAAGTGCATGGCGTGAGATTGCCAATAGCGTTGACGTAGCCAGCAATGAGTTTCGTCAGGCTACTGCCGAGGCCGATCGTCTTGATAAGAAGCTGGCCGAGATTCAGGGCAAGCAGATTGGCGGCAGAGGCGGCCGTGGAGGCATTGGTAAGGCTGCGCAGATTGCGGGCACAGTCGCGGGTGCAGGCGTCTTTGGCGGCTTTGAGGGTGGCGCTGGTGCGTTGATTGGTGGCCTTGTTGGCGGCGTCCCTGGCGCGATTGTTGGCGGTGGTATTGGTGCGCAGGTTGGCGGTGCTCGTCAAGCACTTGGTGGGGCTTCAACTTATGCCGCTGATTTGTCCAGGCAGCAGCAAGCGTTGAGGCTTGTTACGAAGAACGCAAGTGAATATCAACGCGCTCTTGGGTTCATTGATCAGACAAGCAGAAGCCTTGCGATTCCGCAGGATATTTTGACGCGGCAGTTCACGCAGTTGACCGCTTCTGTCAAAGGTGCAGGCGGCAATGTACGTGATGCTGAGAAGGCATTCATTGGTATTGCATCTGGTATTCGCGGTACAGGCGGCAGTCTTGAGCAACTTGATTCTGCGCTAACTGCAACATCGCAGGTATTTAGCAAGGGCAAGGTCAGTGCTGAAGAACTTCGTCAGCAGATTGGTGAGCGCCTGCCTGGTGCATTTAGTTTGTTTGCTGAGTCAATCGGCATGACTCCTCAGCAGCTTGATAAAGCACTTGAGAAAGGCCAGGTCAGCTTGCTCGACTTCCAGAAGTTTGCAGAGAAGCTGTTTGAAAGGTATGGCGAAAACGCCAAGATCATCGCTGATGGTCCTGATGCTGCTGGTGATCGCCTGAAGACATCGTTGGCTCGTTTGCAACAAAGCGTTGGCACGCTGCTGAAGCCTGTGGGTGCATTCTTCCAGACGATTTTTGCTTCGATTGTCGACGCGATTGATAAAGCAACAAGAAAGCTGAATCAATTCCTTGGACTTGGCAAAGATCGCACGCAGCAGATTGCTGATATCAACAGCAAATTATCGATCCTTGATAAACAGTTGGAAGGATACGACAGACTGCGTAGTTCAGGTCAAGCTAGCGGTTTCCAAAAGAATTTTATTAAGAATCTTGAGGCACGTCGCATTCAGTTGACAGCGCAACGTGATGCGTTGAAGGCTGCTGAGGCTGCAGTTAGCACGGGGCAAGGTGAACCCCCGTCAAGGCTTCCTGGGATCACGCCAGAAGCGGCAAAAGAGAAGAAGAGCAAAGCCGATCGAGAGCAAGAAAAGATCCTGCGTGACTACAATCGCGGCCTTGAGCGTGGTGCGGATCTTGCCGAAAAACTGCGTCGCATGATTCGCGATGTCAATCTTGAGACTGCAGGAATTGGTGAGACAGCAGAAGAAGCAATTGAGCGCAAGTTTCTTGAGGCTTTGAATGACATCAATGACAAGGGCAAGGATCTGAACAAAACAATCAAAGAATTGCGGCAGTTGACTGGTGGCCGCGTCATGTTCGAGGGGCTTGTCAATGCTGATCGGACAGGTCTTGCACAGCAGTATCTGCAAGCGCTTGGCGTTCAAGCACAGAGGCGTCGTGACGAGGCGCTGGGACAGCTCAAGTTTGATGAGGCTATCTCTAAAGCTCAGTTCAGCTTTGCCGATACCACCGCTTTCGATGCCGGTGTTCAGAACTACCTGAGCGGCATTGGTCAAATTGATGATGCATTGACTTCCTTGACCGAGAAAGGATTCAAGGGTGTTGAGGATTCGATCACTGAACTCGTTACGACTGGCACCTTCAATTTCAGAAGCTTTGCCGCTTCAATCTTGGCCGACACTGCAAGGATGATCATTCAGCAACTTGTGTTGAAGACAATCATGCAGGCGCTGGGATTCGGTGGTGGCTTCTTCAAGGGAGGGTTCCTGGGTTCCACAGGTGCGATGAACATTTCTGGTGTGCCGTCTGCCGCGAATTTTGGATTGGGTTCTCTTACAAGCGGAGGAAGTAACTTCTTCAGCGGATTTGCTGCAAGCGCAAATGGCAATGTGTTCGGCCGCAATGGCATTCAAAAGTTTGCTAGGGGCGGCATTGTTGGCGGTCCCACGATCTTCCCCTTTGCTAATGGCATTGGGTTGATGGGCGAAGCTGGTCCCGAGGCGATCATGCCCCTGCGGCGCGGACGTGATGGACGCTTGGGTATTGAGTCTGCTGGTGGCGGTGTCAATGTCACGGTGAACGTCGATGCAGGCGGCAGTGAAGTTCAAGGCGATGGACCCAATGCAAATCAATTGGGTAGAGTGATCGGGGCTGCGGTACAGGCCGAAATCGTCAAGCAGCAACGCCCTGGTGGCCTGCTCTCTGGTACTCGCTGATGGCTACGTTCAACGACGCGACAGTAGGAACGAGCACAGGCGGAACAACGCCTGACTTTGGATCTGCTCGCAGGAGCGCACCGATTGTCAGGACTGTTCAGTTCGGCGACGGTTATCAGCAAAGGCTGAAGTACGGTCTGAACCAGAACCCGAAGGAATGGGATCTGCGCTGGACCGCCAAGTCAACGGCTGACGCGGATGCGATTGAAGCATTCTTTGATGCACGTGCGGCTGACAACGCTGCGTTCGACTGGACGCCTTTGGATGACAGCACGGCGTACAAATGGATCTGCAGTGAGTGGAATCGCGAGTTCAATTACGCGAACGTGCATACCATTACTGCAACGTTCAAGCAGGTGTTTGAACCGTAATGGCCTACGCAGCCTGGCAAGCCAGCACGAGCTATGCAGTCGGCGCCATCGTTCGCGCCACGACGACGCAGGCCAGCGGGCTGGTGTTCCGCTGCACGGTCGCAGGTACAAGTGCCAGCACACAGCCAGCATGGCCGACCGACATCGGCAGCACGATTGCAGACGGCGGCGTCACATGGGCAGCCATCAGCAGCGTCTACGAAGAGCTGGCGGTCCTGGGTCCGAACGCGATCATCGAGCTGTTCGAGCTGCAGCTTGACACCACGCTGCATGGCGCCAGCACGACCTACTACTGGCACAACGGCGTGAACGCAGCCGTGACTGGCAACATTGTCTTTGCCAGCAACACCTACGTCAGGCTTCCAGTTGAGGCGACGGGCTTCGATTACACCAGCTCTGGCAGCCTGCCGCGTCCGACGTTGCGAATCAGCAACCTGTTCAGCGACATGACCACGCTTCTGCTGCTGGTCAACGCGACCACGCCCGGCAACGACCTGGGCGGCGCCACGGTGCGGCGGATCCGCACATTGAAGAAGTTCCTTGACGGCGAGGCGGCGGCCGACCCTAATGCCCGCTTCCCCACGGAGATCTGGTACGTCGATCGCAAGTCGAACGAGAACCGCGACCTGGTGGAGTTCGAGCTAGCCAGCAAGTTTGACCTGGCCGGCGTCATGCTGCCCCAGCGGCAGATCATCGCCAACGTGTGCCAGTGGAAATACAGGGGTGCTGAATGCGGCTACACCGGCAGCAACTACTGGAACGTGAACGATCAGGTCGTGGGTACCTTGGCTGCTGATGTGTGCGGCAAACGGGTGGAGAGCTGCAAACTGCGGTTCGGCGCCACGGCTGAGTTGCCGTTCGGAAGTTTCCCAGGCGCGGGTCTGACCCAGTGATGAAGCTGACCGACACGCTCAAGGCTGACATCCTGGCGCACGCGCAGGCCGAGGATCCCCGCGAGTGCTGCGGCCTGATCCATGTGGTCAAAGGCCGGCGGCGCTACTACCCATGCAGGAACTTTGCGGCCACTCCTGACGAGCATTTCGTCTTGGACGCCACAGACTATGCAGCCGCCGAGGATGCCGGCGAGGTGATCGCTGTTGTCCACAGCCACCCGGTTACCCCACCCGAGCCATCGGCAGCAGACCGCATCAGTTGCAACAACAGCGGCCTGCCGTGGGTGATCGTCAACCCCAAGACCGAAGCATGGGGCGGCTGCGAGCCTGCAGCGTTCGAGTTGCCCTACGTCGGCCGCGAGTTCGTGTTTGGCGTGGTCGATTGCTACTCGCTTGTGCGGGATTGGTACAGCCGCGAGTGGGGTCTGACGCTGGCGGACTTCGACCGGCGTGATCGGTTCTGGGAACGAGGCGAGAACCTATACCTCGACAGCTACCGCTCGCAAGGCTTCAGACAGGTGCCGTTTGAAGAGCTGCAATACGGCGATGCGATCCTGATGCAACTATCGGCAAGCCTGCCCAACCACGCGGCGATCTACCTGGGCGATCAGCAGATTCTGCATCACGTTCAAGGCAGGCTCTCTAGCCGCGATGTCTTCGGCGGCTACTATGTGAAAAGCAGTGCCATGGTCTTGCGGCATGAAAGTCGTTAAGGTCTACGGCGCACTTCGCAAGCGACTCGGACAGTGCCGGTTCGAGTTTGAAGTGGACACGCCCGCGCAGGCGATCAAAGCGCTGTGCGTCAACTTCCCTGGCCTGGACAAGTGGCTCATCGACTCTGAGCAGACCGGAATGGGCTTCCGCGTCACGGTCGGCAAGGAACGCATCACACAAGAGGACGCCAGCGTGGCCGTGCTGCCATGGTCTGAGCGTGACGTGTTCAGCATTGCGCCGGTGCTGACTGGCGCGGGGCAAGGTTTTGGCCGCGTGCTGGCAGGCATCGGTCTCGTTGCGCTAGCGATTGTTGCCGGTCCTGCGGCTGGCGGCTTCCTTGGATTGGGTGCCGGTCTAGGCGGCGCTGGTGCAGGCTTGATCGGGGGCACTGCTGCTGTTGCCCTTGGCGGCATCGGCGCCAGTTTGGTGCTTGGTGGTATTGCGCAGATGCTGTCTCCGCAGCCCGACATCTCAGCGCTGCAACGCGGCAAGGAAGCCGCCCGGTTGGAGTCATTCAGCTTTAGCGGCATTGTCAACACCAGCCAGCAGGGGATGCCGGTGCCGATCGTTTATGGCCGCGCTTTTGTTGGTTCGGCTGTCCTGTCTAGCGGCCTTGACGTGGCGCAACTGAAATGACGCAGCTCCAAGGTTCTGGTGGCGGCGGTGGTGGCGGCGGATGCTTCCTAGGGCACACGCTGGTGCGCACGCCTGACGGGCAGCATCGCATCGATGAGCTGCAGGCTGGCGATCAAGTCCTGAGCTTCGATGACAAGGGCACGCTGCACGAGGCGACGATCCTGAAGGTGCATGAGCACCTGAACGAACGCGTCTATCGCTACCAGCTTTGGGGCGGCGCGTCACTGGATGCAACCCCGAATCACTGGGTGCTGAACCAGTTCAATGCCTTTGTTGCGATCGGCAGCCTTGGCGCTGATGACTGCTTGGTGGACGAGAACAACCACCTACGCCCCATCGTCGGCCGTGAAGAACTGCCCGCTGGCGCGGTCTACAACCTGACTGTCGAGGGGCACCATACCTTCATCGCCGGTGGTATCCGTGTTCACAATGCCGGCCTCGGCGTGCTGCAGGGTGCAGGTGGCGGTGGCGGTGGCAAAGGTGGCGGTGGCACAACCCACGTCCCATCAGAGGCTGACGACAGCCTGCAATCGGTTCAATACGCCAGTGTCCTGGACCTGATCAGCGAGGGCGAGATCCAAGGCATCGAGGATGGGGTGCAGGGCATCTACTTGGATGGGACGCCCGTTCAAAGCGCAGGTGGCATTGACAACTTCACCGGCTACACCGTCGTCACCCGTACCGGCACGCAGGCTCAGAGCTACATCCCTGACGCCAACGGCACTGAATCTGAAAAGGCTGTCAACGTCGAGATCACCGCTGCTGCATCTGTCACCCGGCAGATCACCGACTCGGATGTGGACCGCGCCCGCATCACGGTGCAGGTGCCAGCGCTGCAGATCATCGAGGATGACGGCGATATTGTTGGCCACGAGGTCAGCATCCGCTGCAGGGTGCAGTACAACGGCGGCGGTTACACGACCGTGTTTGAAGACACGATCAGCGGCAAGACCACAAACGCCTATCAGCGCGATTACATCATCAGCCTGAGTGGTGCGTTCCCGGTTGACATCAGGTTGGAGCGCATCAGCGCTGATGAGTCAAGCGCCCGCCGGCAGAACCGCACGTTCTGGTTCAGCTACACCGAGATCATCGACGAAAAGTTCAGGTACCCCAACAGTGCACTGGCATTCCTGCGCTTCGACAGCCGTCAGTTCAAAGGCGTCCCAGCCCGCAAGTATCTGGTGCGTGGCATCAAGGTGCAACTGCCCAGCAATGCCACGGTTGACACGACGACCTACCTCGGCCGCGTCACCTACAGCGGCGTCTGGGATGGCACCTTCGGCGCTGCTACCTGGACTAACGACCCAGCATGGTGCCTATGGGATCTGCTGACCAACACCCGCTATGGCGCCAGCATCCCGGCCAGCAGCCTTGATCGGTATGACTTCTACGCAATCAGTCAATACTGCAACGAGCTGGTAAGCAACGGCCGCGGCGCACAGGAGCCACGGTTCAGTTGCAACATGCTGATCAACAGCAGGGACGAGGTTTACAACGTCATCCAGGAGTTCGTCGCGCTGTTCCGTGGCATCGCCTACTACGGCGCTGGCGCCATGGTTGTGCTGCAGGACAAGCCATCTGATCCGCAGTATCTGCTGACTCCGGCCAACGTGGTTGATGGGCTGTTCAATTACAGCGGCTCATCGCAGAAAGCACGACACACCACAGCAACCGTCGCCTATCAGGATTACGACAACCTGGGCGAGGTGTCCTATGAGTATGTCGAGGATGCGTCGGCCGTTGCCAAATATGGCATCATCAACAAGGACATCAAGGCAGTCGGCTGCTACTCGCAAGGGCAGGCGCACCGTGCTGGCAAGTGGGCGCTGCTGTCCGAGCAGAACCTGACCGAGACCATCACCTTTTCAGTCTCGATCGACTCAGGCATCGTGCTGCGACCTGGCATGGTGATCGACGTGGCCGATCCGGTCAAGGCTGGCAGCAGGCGCGGCGGCCGCATCGCAGCAGCAACAACCACGACCGTCACGCTCGACGACGCCACCGGCATCACCCTGGGCACCTCGCCCACGATCAGCGTCCTGTTGCCCACCGGCCTGGTCGAGACCCGCACCGTTAGCACTCTGGCGGCTGGCGTGGTCACGGTCACAAGCGCGTTCAGCGAGGCGCCCAACGCCCAGAGCATCTGGGTCATGGAGAACACCAGCCTGCAGACGCAGCAGTTCCGTGTCGTCAGCGTGGCTGAGGCCGAGGACGGCATCTATGGCGTGACAGCGCTGGCCTACAACAGCAGCATCTATGCCGCCATCGAATCAGACATCAAGTTGCAGACGCGGGACATCTCCAACCTGTCCGCACTGCCTGAGTCGCCCACCGGCCTGACTGGCACGGAGCACCTGTACACCGACGGCCAGAACGTGCGCACGGCATTTGAGCTGAGCTGGGTGCCGCCGACCCAACTGGTGCAGTCCTACCGGGTGATCTACCGGCTCGGCAATAACAACTTCTCGCAGATCGACACCAACAGCCCCAGCACCCGCATCGAGGGCTTGGACGCTGGCACGCTGCAGGTCCGCGTGCAGTCGATCAACAGCCTTGGCGGTGTCAGCAACCCGGCGACTGCAACGTTCAACCTGATCGGCAAGACCGAGCCACCGGGCAACGTCCAGAACCTGACCATCGAACCGATCAGCGCCAACAGCGCCCGGCTGCGCTGGGATGCCACGGTTGACTTGGACGTGCGCGTTGCCGGCCGCGTCCACATCCGCCACACCAACCTGACCGATGGCACCGGTACCTGGAGCAACAGCGTTGACCTGATCCCTGCAGTCGCTGGCTACAGCACCGAGGCGATCGTGCCGTTGGTGGAGGGTCAGATCCTGGTCAAGTTCGAGGATGACGGAGAGCGTCAGAGCCCAACTGAAGCCAGCGTGATCGTGGACTTCCCGGATGCGCTCGGCAACCTGCTGGTGCAAAGCCGCCGTGAAGATGCTGACACGCCGCCGTACCAAGGCAGCAAGACGAATGTCTTTTACAGCGAAGAGTTGGACGCCTTGGTGCTCGACGGCGACACACTGCTGGACGCCATTGCTGACTTTGACCTGATCAGCAGCATGGACTACCTCGGCGCCGTGGAGCCGCTAGGAACCTATGAGTTCGCCAACACGCTCGACTTGGGTGCCAGCTTTGCCCTTGACCTGAGCCGATTCTTTGTCACTGCTGGATTCTTCCCGAACGATCTGGTGGATAGCCGCACTGCACTGGTGGACGACTGGGCAGATTGGGACGGCGGCATCATCGATCAGGTCAACGCCAAGCTGTACCTGCGCCGCACGCCTGACAACCCCAGCGGCACGCCTACATGGTCCGGCTGGCAGGAGTTTGTGAACGGCACCTTCCTGGGGCGTGGCTTCCAGTTCAAGGCAGAGCTGATCAGCAACAACACAGCGCAGAACATCCTGATTGACCAGCTCGGCTACGAGGCCACCTTCCAGCGCAGGACTGAGCAGTCGGTTGGGGCGGTCAGTAGCGGTGCTGGCACGAAGGCGGTCACGTTCGACAAAGCGTTCTTCACCGGCACCACCAGCTTGGGGGGCACCAACGCCTACCTGCCCAGCATTGGCATCGTGGCGCAGAACCTAGCGACAGGCGACTACTACAACGTGACCAACGTCACCAGCAGCGGCTTTGACGTGACCTTCAGAAACAGCGCTGGCACGGCAGTGAGCAGGAACTTCCTGTGGTCTGCGGTGGGATTTGGCAAGGGCGCTTAAACTGGTAGCAAAGTGGCCTTGTTATGGCTCAACACGATTACGTCATCGCTAACGGCACCGGTGCGGCCGTCCGATCTGACATCAACAACGGCCTCGCCGCCATCGTCAGCAACAACAGCGGCGCCACTGCACCCAGCACCACCTACGCGTATCAGTGGTGGGCAGATACGACCACCGGCCTGCTCAAGCTGCGCAACGCCGCCAATAACGCCTGGATCACCCTGTTTCAGCTCGACGGCGAGTGGAGCACGCTGGCGATTGAGAACGGCTCGGCCGCAGCACCGTCGATCTACTTCAAGGACAGCGGCACCGATACCGGCGTCTACAGCCCCGGTGCTGACCAGGTAGCCATCAGCACAGGCGGCACTGGGCGGTTGTTTGTTTCTTCGTCGGGATTGGTTGGCATAGGTCAGTCCTCCCCTGGTTCGGCACTAGACGTTGCAGGAGAGATCAGGATATATCCAACTTCTGGAGCTGGCACTCTTCGATTTGGCAGTGGTGGTGCTGAGAAGGGAAAGGTTTCTATTGATGCTTCCAGTAATTACATGGTAGAAACAGCGGGCGTTGAAAGACTCCGTATAACTTCGGCAGGGCTTGTAGGGATTGGCTCTAATAATCCTCAGTCGCTTTTGCATCTAGAAACAGATGGCACGGCGCTTCGTATTGTTCGGGGAAGCGCAATCGGATTCGCATACAACACCGGCACGGCTTCAACTGACGCTTTCAGGATTCAATCAAATGGCGGCTCTGTTGATTTATTTAGCGCTGTTAACCAGCCAATTACATTCTCGGCTGGCACGGCCGAAAAAGCTCGCGTCGATGGATCGGGTCGTTTTTTAGTTGGCACGTCTTCTAGCGTTCCGGTGCTTTCATCAGCCACCGGAGCAGCAGTACAGGTCAATTCAAGTGCATTCGGATCTTACGCGCAAACTTGGTTTTATGGCGCAAATAACGAGTTTGCTCCAGTAATTATGCTGGCAAAAAGCAGAAATACCACCTACGGAAGTTATACAGTTGTCCAGAATAATGACCAGCTTGGAGGGCTTTGGTTTGCCGGTGATGACGGCACTGACTTAAACCAGTCCGGCGCAAAAATTGAAGCCTTTGTAGACGGCACGCCCGGCAATAACGACATGCCGGGCAGGTTAGTGTTCTCCACTACCGCCGACGGAGCGAGCAGCCCGACGGAGCGGATGAGGATTTCTAGTACAGGCAAATTAAACGTATTTGATTCATCTGGTGCTGGATTAAGGGTAAACAGCGCCATAGGCTCCAGCTCTACCGATAATGTTTTCACCGGATTTTATGGCGCTAGTAGCACAACAGCCGAAGGAACAGCATCAATCGCCATCAGAACAAATGGAGATGTTAGAAACACAAATAATTCTTATGGCGCTTTATCTGATGTCAAACTCAAAGAGAACATTGCTGACGCAAACTCACAATGGGATGATTTAAAAGCTGTTCGCGTCCGCAACTTTAACTTCAAAGAGGGTCAGACCCACCGCCAGATTGGCGTAATTGCCCAAGAGCTTGAGCTGGTCTCTCCCGGCCTCGTCAGCGAATCCCCTGACTTTGACGCAGACGGCAACGACCTTGGTACCGTCACCAAGAGCGTCAACTACTCGGTGCTCTACATGAAGGCGGTAAAGGCGCTGCAGGAAGCCATGGAGCGCATCGAGGTTCTCGAACAGCGTCTCACTGATGCTGGTATCGCCTAGACCTCTTAGTCCTACTCTCTACTGACCCGTCCTAAACTCCCACCATCACCCATCAACTCATGGCCACCACCTTTACCTGGCACATCGCCAACCTGGAACGCGAAACCGCCGACGGGTTTGTGCTGGCCGCCCACTACACCGTCACAGCCGAAGACGGCACCTACAGCAGCGGCGCGTATGGATCACTGGGCTTTGAGCGCCCGGACAAGCTGATCCCGTATGCCGACCTGACTGAGCAGATGGTGATCGGCTGGGTCAAAGATGCCTTTGGTGCTGAGAAGGTCACCGAGATCGAGGCCGCCCTGCAGGCGCAGCTTGACGAGCAGCGTCATCCCAGTAAGGCCAGCGGGATGCCATGGCAGTAAAAAGCAAGCAGGGTGTGGCTCGCGTTGATCATCAGCCGGGTCCACCCAAAACTACACGTCAAGGTTTTGGTCAAAACAGTCGCCCCAGAAGAAGGGGTAAAAAAGCCTTGCGTGGGCAGGGACGCTAATCTGTCAAGGTAGCTGGAGCTGCCATGATTGAAGTCATCGCCGCAATAGCCGGCGCATCTATCTCAGTGGCAGCAATGGGTGCCATGGGGTTCACACGACGTAACGACGAAGCGCGAGAAGCAGTTATCAGGTTGACGGCCGCTGTTGAACACATTGCGACTCAGCTTGAGGTTTTGCACACAGACATCAAAGAAGACCGCAAGGAAACTTTCACTCGTCTTAATGGTGTTGAGCATCGCGTGACTATGCTGGAAGCACGTCCACACTGATCGTCATGGATCCCACCACTGTTGCAGCGATCGCGATTGTTGTTGCTGCTGGCTCCGAGATCATTGCACTCCTCCCAATCCGGGAGAATTCTTGGGTGCAACTGGTGCTGAAGGCACTGAAGGTGATCTTCCCAAAGCGCTGAGCGACAATACGACTTGGCTGTGGCGTTATGACAGCAGGGACTGGCGGCATCGCATGCAGCGTGCTGCTCAAGATCACAAGTTCCACGCGACCTTAGCGCCACGGCTTGATCGTGAAATCGAGCGTGTCAACAAGATTATTGACCTGGAAGAAGAGCGATCAAAGCGCCGGCCTGTGATCAAGGAAGAACCGATCACACCAGAGCAAACAGGTGATAGCCGCCTTCTAGGTGGACCGATGTCAATCTCATCCCCTTGGAACGATGACGACCCAGAACCGCCTGAAGCTAGTTGACCTGTTCAAGTATTACAAGGCATTACCGCATCAAACGGCGGCGATCTTTGAATTCGAGGAAGCCTTGTTAAAGGTTGCCCCTGATCTGTTGAATAGGGATCAAGCTTGGTTCAAGACGTGGTCACAAGCTGGCAAGCAAAATCTTTTTGAAAATAATTGGCAGGGCGTGTTTGATGCCGCCAAGAAAGCTGGGGCGAAATTCCCTGAGCTTGTTGCAGCGCAGTGGGCACTTGAATCGGGGTATGGCAAGCATGTATCAGGCGAGAACAACTTCTTTGGCCTGAAGGGTGCAGGAACGAATCGCAACACGAAGGAATACATCAACGGCCGTTGGATCACGATTCAGGATTCATTCCTTGACTTCCCTGATCTTGAGACGTGTGTGTTTTATCTGGTTGAGCGCTGGTACAAGGATTTCAATGTGTATCAGGGCTGCAATCGTGCTCCTGATCGCGAGGATGCTGCACGCTGGCTTGTGCGTGAAGGGTATGCAACAGACCCTACCTACGCTGACAAGCTGATTAAGCTGATGAATCTGCATGCGCAGGGTGTCAAGGCGGTGCAGGCTGTACAGGCCGTGCAGTTCACCCCTGGTAAGCCATTTGACTACAAGATCACACCCAATGTGACCTATGGCGAGATCGCGCTGAACAGCGAAAACAGGCGATTCATTGCGCAGCATCAATGTGACACTGCCGTTGTGTTGTGTCAGTACCTTGAGAAGGTCAGGACGCACTTCGGCAACAAGCCAATCATCATCACAAGTGGCTACAGGCCGCCTGCTGTGAATAATGCTGTCGGCGGTGCTCGCAACTCTGAACACCTCTACGACAAACCCAATACAGGCGCTCTGGACTTCTGGATCAAAGACGTAGACATCTACAAGGTGCAGGAGTACTGTGACCAGACCTGGCCGTACAGCCTTGGCTACGGGGCAAAGAAGGGCTTCGTGCATCTAGGCATGAGACCAGGCAAACCACGCATCCGCTGGGATTATTGATGGCTGTCCTGTGTGACTGGCAGATCCGTGACCTGTGCGTTGGGTCACAGATGGTCACCCCATTCGATGAAGCGCTGCTGAACCCTGCGTCCTTGGATGTGCGGTTGGGTGATCACCTGATGATCGAGCGTGCCCTGGACATGGACCTGGAGCTGGTCAGCCTGAAGGGATACAGCGAGAATGATCCTTACTGGCTGCAGCCTGGTGAGTTCGTCTTGGCTGAGACGGTGGAGACCTTCAACCTGCCAGAGCACATCTGCGGGCAGTTTGCGCTGAAGAGCAGCAGGGCACGAGCAGGGTACAGCCACATGCTTGCAGGCTGGTGTGATCCAGGTTGGCACGGCTCAAAACTAACGCTGGAGCTGCAAAATGCACGCAAGATGCACTCGCTGCCTCTGTACCCAGGGTTAAAAATAGGACAGATTATTTTCTTTGAAATGAGTGCCCAACCACTCGTTAGTTACGCGAAGGTGGGGCATTACAACAACGATACAAAAGTATCAGGATCAAAGGTTAATCCCTGAACTGATAAATCCAACGCCAGATCGCAATTTCGCGAGCCATTGAATAAAATTCCTGTTCTCTGTACCAGAGGGTCCATTCCATTGATCCTTTAGATCCGTTGCAGCGCAGGCATGCTGGTGCCATGTTCTCTATAACAGTTTGCCCACCTCTGTGTCTTGGGATAATGTGATCAAGCGACTGAGCCGGCTTGTCACAGTATGCACAACGGTGATCAAAGGCTTCAAAGATTTTTAACCTGAATTGCGCTCTTGTTTCTCTCTTAGGAATCAGACTGGTCTCGTCGATCCAAGAGTGCATAGCGCCTCCCGCGATGAGCCAATCCTAGGGAGGATTACACGCCGAAGAAAGACATAAACGCAAATGACACCAAATCCTCTTTCCAGTGACGGCTGCGGAGCCGTGTGGGTACGCTACGGCCTGCATGGATACTGGCGTCCTTGGTTTGTGAAGACAAATACTGTTTTCTACGTCAATGAATGCTTTGATAACGAGAGTATGGCAGTACAAGCTGCAGAAGCTGCTCATGGACTGGCACCCGATTGAAGCCACGCCCGAGTGTCAATTCTCCGAGGCAGCAACGGCGCAGGTGATCCAGGAGATGCTTGCCGATCGCGACATCTACAGCCTGTACAAGATGGCGATCATGCTGAACCAGCTCGCGCATCAACAGCGCATGATGGCTCAATGGGCAGCCAAGGAAGCCGCCAGCAACCTCACACGCAAACCAATCAGCCCGTTGGAGCTGATGTCTGAGCTGGGCGTGGGATGACGCGAGCGGCTAGATGATCGCAGTAGATCTCAGCCTGCCAGAGATCATTCGAGTACCGACAGTAGCCATGAGCGCAGCTTCTGTAGAGGGTTTCGGCTCCTTCGGCCTCGAGCACCTCGATGTACGACCCATTGTCTTTCGAGATGCGCTGCGAAATCACCCAATTCCAATGAATCGTCATCGTCTTCGTCGTCGAAGTCGTCGTCTTCATCATCGTCATCATCTGGCGTCGCTTCAATGATTTCAAGCAAACGCAGACCCCAGCACTTGAGATCCGTGATGCCCTCACGGCAGTTCATGAGGTTCTCAGATGGCATTTCGCCGTTCCTGAGGATCTCATTGGATGCTGAGTCAAGCCAGTCCTGATGGTTCTCGCACATCCAGAGCAGAAGCCTGACATGGCCTTCGGTGAACTGAAAATCGCCGTTAGGTGCAGCCATGACGGGCAACCATCTCCCTGAACGGTAGCTAGGCAAATTGTCCAAAGCTCTCACGCGACTTTAATGAAGGATCAAGCTTTGACGTACTTCTGCCGCAGACCGGTGTAGACGCCATACAGGGGATGCCTTTTCTTGTCGCGACCGTCTTTCTTGTACAACGCCTCGAGCAGGTAAAAACGGTTGTTCATCGCGTTGATGTCCGTGGCGCCTGGCGTTTTTGGTTCTGTATCGAGAAAGCGAGCGAGGTGACCCGGCAGGTTTCTCAGGTCGTACTTCTTAGGTGCCATTAGGAGGGATCAAGTCGGCGTTGCTGTAGAAAAAACTTCGCGCCCTTTTCCGATCTGAATGTTACTGGCGGCTGGATGCCGATTGAGCAACAAACGTTTTGCGTCATCCTCGTCAACAGCACGAATACAACCACGCAAGGGGCACTGGCCAGGAATGCGTAATTCAAAATCGAACATCCGTTGAGATGGAGCAATGCAATAAGAGACGCCGGGTCCAGTTTTGGGAAACGGCAGTTCAGGGAAAAGGGCGTCGAAGTCCATCAGAACATGGGATCGTTCACGCTGTCAGGCTTGAGCGGACTGAAGGAGCCTTTTTTGCCCCACAGACCGCCCCAGAGGCTAAAGCCAACTTCTTCGTTGAAAGTGTCCTTGCCGGTGTAGATGCGAATGGTCTTGTTGCTGGCTTCTGCCTGCTCAGCCATGGTCATCAGGTAGTTAGCTGCCAGCACTGCTTCTTTGGCAGTGAAGTCAACAATGATGTTCTCCTCAGGAGATTTGTCAGTTTTGCGATTGCGATTTTCAACAATGCGGAACTTCGCATTGAATGCGGATGAGTTAGCCATCTGTTGGTTCAAGGATTGCGTAGTGAGATTTGATGATCTCGTTTGCGAGAGAAGAAACTGTGACCCTGGAGTCTGAGTTGTAACGAAGCGCGACTTCACGCTCCATACGCTCTAGCGCTTCAGGGTCAAGTAGAACTTGCACCCGCATTTTTCGTCCTGCGGGGGTGGCCATTACTTTTGCAGGTCAGGCTTGGCTCGCAGCTCATCAATGCAGGACTGCAATTGATCAACTGTCATCTGGGCAAGCTTACTGCCAGAGGCATCCAGATCCCACTTGGTGGCCTTGTCGGCAATCCAGGAGATTTGGTGCATGGAGTCGAGCTTGGCCTGGATGAGGTCGACGCAGGTGTCGATCAAGCCTTTTTTGACGACGGCCTCGTTGATTTCTGCAGGTGGTGCAGATGCATCATTCGTGGCCTTTGGCGTGCGTTTGCTCGCCTGCTTGGGCGCCTCATGCTTGATCGTCAGCAACTGAGTCTCAGGTTGAGTCTCAACTGTCTCAGAGGAAGAAGCGGCCACCTCTTCGCGTGCCCACAGTTCGTAAGCCAAGGAGAAGTACGCAGCGGCTGCAGAGCAGATCCCACGACGATGCGAGTCGGCAAGGTCGCGAGCGCTGATCTTCTCAAACGAGATTGGGTTGTTCCTGTTGTCCGTGATGGCGTAAGGCCACGCCGGGGTCTCAAAGGCAAGTTCCGAATGGAAGAACTTGATCATCAGGTAGCCCGTGTTGTTCGGTGCCACGTGAATGGGATCGCCTTTGACGGTCAGGACCAGTTCAGGGAGCCAGCCATTGGCGTGCTCGTTCATGAGCTGGGTGACCTTTGCCCAGGGGACATAGTCTGCGGCATAGGAGCCAGTCCCTTTCTGTTTCACGTCAGAAAGAGTGATGACTCCCGCCAGGTTGGGGAAGACGGGAGTTGTGTCTGACATCAGACGCTGGCAGCTTCGACTTGCTCGATGCCCTGTTCGAGGATCTGACGCATGGCAGCGGCGGCGCTCATGTTGTGCTGCTTGGCGCTGACCTTGATCCGATTGTACAGATCAGGATCGAGCTGAAGCATGACGGTCTTGGCGCTGGAGGGCTTGGCGGTGAGTTTGATGGCCATGGCAATGGCGTGAGTACCTGAACACCATACCCACATTGTCAAGGTTTGGGCTGCGTCTCAAATGGATTCGTTGAGACTGTGATCTGCAACACATTGCAAGCATTGCTTGCGGATTCTTGCTGCTAAGGTTTGCGAGCAATTTTTGCGATCTGCAAGCATCTGCAAGCAAATGCCAAAGCCTCTCTACTTGCGATTACCGGACTCTGTGGCCGAAAAACTGGCTGCAAAAAAGCCGGAATCCCTTTCCCTGTCTAGTTTCTGCGCCCTTCTACTGGAGCAAACGCTTGACACGCCTGCTACGCTGGCGGAGCGACCGAACGGGAGCGAAGCCTCTATTTCTTCTCTTGATAGTAATACTAGTGTTTCTTTAAAAAAAGAAGTTCTAAACAATCAATCAATTAAAGCTGTAAACTCGAAAAAAAAGCGCGTTCGAGCGGACTACGACGAAGCGTTTACGGCGTTTTGGAACGAGTATCAGCGAGCCCCGCTGAAGGCCAACGCGCAGAGCAAGAAGAAGGCGTTTGAAGCCTGGGGTGACGCCTTGAAGCAGGAGACTCCTCAGAGGCTCGTGGAAGCCGCTCAGAAGGCCGTCGAGGAGGTCAAGAGGGCTACGACCCTGAACGAGTGGTGCGCACCCCTTCCAGACTGTTTTCGCTGGCTACGGGACGAGCGCTACGCCGTCTTGCTTGAGAATCACGTCCCTGCCGGTCCTCAGATGATCGGCGGTTACCTTGTGTACGACTGACATGAAGCTGTACGCCCCTGAGCTTGCCGGCACCTACGTCTGGCAGGTTGCTGATCCCAAGAGCTCCAAGACCAGCTTCGCCCCGTCCAAAAGCCAATCGCCGCCACCGAACTGCAGCTACGGCCACCCGCTCGGTCGTTACGACTCAGAAGGGCGCTACTGGACCTTTTGTCCTAATGCAGGCGAGGAGGATCCCAACAACCCCAAGTCGTCGCGTTTCGTCAAGCATCCCCTTGCTGAACAGGAGTACATGATTGCCGTCAAGGAAAAAGTGTGGGGACGCCTTGATTCGTTTGGTTCGTACAAGGAGACCGAGTTTTGACATCGTCTCACTACATTGAGCAGTCACTTGACCCAATCGTCCTGGAGAAAGCAATTGCAGAAGCAAACCGGCGGCAACAAACAAATGAGGGATTAGGTCTTCTTGGACGCAATGCTGGACCCGCGAGCGGCAACAAAGCCCTTGAGATCCATGTTCTTGGCGCCAAAGGAGAGCTTGCAACTGCTTGTTTTCTGGGCATTGAATCTCAGATTTTCAAGGACAAAACACCCAAACGCGGCTCTGTCGATTTGCCACCCAACATCGACGTGAAAACCAGATCCAAGCATTGGATGGATCTTGTTGTGCAGCTTGATGATGACCCTTACAAGGTGTTCGTTCATGCGACCTGTCAAGACCACATCGTCAGGCTGCATGGTTGGAGTTACGGGCACAGGATCATGAAGGATCAATTCAAACTTGACCCAGCTCATGGGCGCCCTGCCTACTTTGTAAAACCCGCTGTCTTGCATTCAATGCATGATCTGCGCGGAATCATTCACGACCTCAATCGCATTCATGAAACGCACATTTGATCCATCTGCTGCACGTGATCTTCTGCGTCGCGGCATTCTCAAGGGCTACTGGACACTCGAAGACCTCGACAAGTCTGCACCTGGCACTGAGCTCAATTTTGCTGAATATCGCCGTTTCCTTGCGTTACAAAAAGCTTATGTGCAGGCGCCTGTTTACAAAAACCTCCTGCGTGATGACGATGAATCGCCTGACACTGCCCTGATCCCGTGATGCTCGTTACCATGCATGAAAGCAGTAGCGAGCTTGTGCCCTTGCAGCGCCTGCCACTGATACAGCGCAACCCTGTAGGTCAGCCGCGTTTCTACTGGAACGAAGCGCGGCCTCACCTCAGGTACGCCAGTATCACGAGCGTTCTGTCTGCAACACAATCAGAAGCCACGAAGCAAGCCCTCAGGCGTTGGCGTCACAAAATCATCCAAGAGGGAGGTGACCCTGACGAGACCCGTGATCAGGCTGCCCGTCGTGGTGCTGCTATTCATGACTGGTTCGAGCAGTTCCTGCTGAAGCAGAACCCAGAGATGCCTGAGGCCATTGCGCCCTGGTGTCAGAACCTGCTGAAGTCTCCCCTGTGGAACAGTCTTGATCACGTGGTCTGCACAGAGCATCAGGTCTGCAGCGATGAAGGCATCGTGCCCTTTGCCGGCACCCTTGATGCCCTCGTCAAGCTGAACGGTGAGTTCTGTCTGCTTGACCTGAAGACCAAAGCGCCCAACAAAGCCAAGCCGACCAAGCAGATCAGTGATGAGGCCATGTGTCAGTTGCAGGCTTACCGCCTGTGCTTGGCTGAAAACTACGGGATTCAGGTGCAGCGCTTCATTGCCCTGTATGCCTTCCCTGATCAGCCGGCTTACCCAGTTGCTGCAGCGGGCGAGGATCTGAAACGCCATGAGACTCATTGGACTCAACGAATTACCGCGTATTCGCTGCAAAACCCTTGACGCCTACCACTAGGGGTGTAGAGTATGAGGGTGCCAAGGGGGGCTTCCCAATCGTCGCCTTCCACGACGGCACTCCAATCGCAAAGATCACCTCTCACAAAGATGGCTTTGCTGTCTGGTTGACAGATCCTATTGACGATTTCTGGTGTACTTACCGGAAAACTTTCACGCACCTTCCTGATGCCAAGCGCTTCATTGAACTGCACCTTCTATGAACACAAAACGCTATTACTTCCAGATCAAGTCAGCCAACATCCTTGATTACGTTGAAGCCTTGAGTTTCGTTGACGCCAAACGTCGCGCTGCGCATGAGTACATGGATGTCTGGAACGAGATTCAGTGGTTCGACACCTCTAATCCTGAACCTCTTCCAGAACAGCTCTCACCTGAAGCACGACAAGAATGCGCACGACTCTCTTCCTGATCACGGCTTTTCTGATCGCTTTTTACACAGACCTTTACATCCAAACCAATGACAAGCAGCTATCAAAAACGTGCCGAGAATTCGTTGCGCGTACTAGCCCAACTAAAGCAGCAGCAGCGTGCCCTTGAAACCGAAATCAAGGATCTGCAAGCTGAACTGACGCAGTACTTGCTTGCTGGTGACTTGGAACATCTCAAGACTGACGCTAACAACACGTATCACTTCGAGGACATCAACTTCGTCTACAGCACAGGTCGTGTCAGCTATGACTACAGCACCTGCCCTGAAGTCATTTCTGTTGCGGAAGCGCTGAAGGAGCTGGAGTCAACTGCTGTGGCGATCGGCACGGCCAAGCAAAAGGTTGGTTCTCCTTTCTGGACGGTGCGGGCATGACTGACGCTGAATTGATGAAGCTGATCAAAGCTTCTGCAACCATCAAAGTTCGTTTTATTTTTCTTGCTTGCAGCTTTGTTGGTCTTTTCTTTCCTGGCATAACTGGATTTATTTTATTCAAGGCTTTTTGGCGACTGTTCAAAAACCTCCCAGAGGAAGATAAAAGAATGTTGGATTACTTAACGGTGAACTTCAATGACTGACTACAAAGCAACGCTTGAACAATGGGCGCAGGTTGAAGCTTGGATGGCGATCGAGTCTGAGTATTCCGCTTGCATTCTTGAACTCCGCGCCAGGATCGAGGCGTTGGAGGCCAACTTTGAATCATCTCCTAATCCCTCCCAAATTGGGAGTTCGCTAGCGAAACGGGTTAACCTCGCCATTTACACTGAATACGCAAGATCAAAAGGTGTTGGTTACCTGGAAGCCCGCGCTGCGATCCGCGAGGTGGCTGCCTGGTTGCGCGAAAAGTACGGCGACGATCTGGTTGCGGCGACCGTGCTTGAGCGGGAGGCTAAGCGATGACTGACTACAGTTCTAAGCTTCAAGAGTTTCATGCAACCAGCGCTCAACTAATTCGCGCTGTCATCGAGAACGCCATCAGGGATACCTCGTCATGCCATTGGCGTGTCATTGAAGGTCCTGAAGATGGCAGCCAGATGGTTCGCGTTCGTGATCTGATGGCGTGGGCTGACAAGATTGCTTCTCAACTAGAGCAGGAGATTGAACAATGACCCACCCCATCACCCCACCGCCGGATCTGGTGCAGCAATGGCGACAACAGGTTCCGGCCTACCGCGATGGTGTCTTAGGCCGCGAAAACTGGTTGATGTCCCGCGCCGCCCAATGGGGCGCCGACCATGAGCTGGAGGCGTGCTGTGACGCGCTGGACAATTTGAATGATGGATTCTGGAGTGAGAAACTCCGCACCGCCCGCCGCCCCAAGCCGCCGAGCTTGAAGGAGCAGGCGTTGGCAATCATGTCTCAAGACTCATGGAGCTTTGAGGAAGAAGACATTGTCCGCCGGGCACTGGAGCAACTCGATGACTGATCTGGTCAACCACCCACCGCATTACACGCAAGGCGGCATTGAGTGCATCGAAGCTATCGAAGCAGCGCTCACGCCAGAAGAGTTTCGCGGCTACTGCAAAGGCAACGTCATCAAATACGTCTGGCGTGAACAGCACAAAGGCGCTACCGAATCACTTCTTAAAGCAATCTGGTACATGCAACGACTTCTCGACACCACAAAATCATGAATGAAGACTTCAACGTCATTGACCTCGTTGCCTACGCAATCGATCGTCAAACCTCTGTCGACATCACAGATCTACGTCGCAAACAAGCGCGTGCTGCCATCGACAAAATGGCTGACATCCTTGAACGCGCTCTTGATGAAGACAATCAATTTCAACCTGATGGACGCACCGTTGTTGAAACAATGCGCTTCATTGCTCGCACACCCTCAGAGTTCATCTTTGCCTGACCCTTGACTGAACTTGAATCCCGCAACTGCCTGATCTGCGGTACAAACTTTCACGTCGCACCCATTAGCAAAAATCGTTTCAGCAAACGTCAAACCTGCTCAATCGAATGCCGCAGGCTCCTCTGCACAAAAAATCGTGCTCGATGGAGCCCTGAGGACGTTCAGTTCCTTTCATCAATTGCTGAAACGCTCCCAATCAAACGCCTGCACAATGTCTTCAATGCAGTTGCATCAAGGCACAAGCGCCCCCTGCGCAGCATCAATGCCATCAAGAGCAAGCTCGCGGCACTTGGCTACTCGATCGATCCACGCATCGGTTATTTCACCCTGTCCAGCCTTGGCCGTGTTCTTGACTGTCACCCAAGCACCATCAGGCACTGGTGCAAAATTGGTCTTGAGTACACACAAAAAAGCAAGCAACCCGGCAGTCTTGTTCACATCCAAATCAATGACCTAAAAGCATTCGCTCGCAAGCGCCCAGAGCTGTTTGGTGGCTTTGATCGCGTCAACCTGTTCATTGCTCTCGAGGACACCAAACTCGTTGAGCGCATCCTTGAGCAGCACCCAACACGCAATCGTGGCATTCGTGCCCCACAACCTGTCAGGTGCATCGAAACCGGCAAGATCTACAGCTCCTACATCGACGCCGGCAAGGATTACTTCATCAGCTCCAACGGCATCTACAAAGCCGTTCTTCGCAAGTCACCCGTCAACGGTCATCATTTCGAACGCATCAACCCATGAGTGGACGCAACTGCCCCAAGTGCCATGCCAGAAATGTCACAGTCGTCGAAATGCACACAACGTTCGGAGATCAAGCGAAACGCGTCAGGCGCCGCTGCTCCTCGTGCCGTCACGCCTGGACGATCTACGAAGTCGATCAAGAGACGGTCGACAAATACAAAGCACTCCAGCAAAAGTTTGATTACCTCAGGAATTACCTTTTTGCTGAAGGCAATGTTCTTGATTGCCATGGGTGTCGTCAATGGGTGGATGGTGAATGCTCACTTGACATCCCCGAAGCCGGTGGCTCCTTCGCCTCAGAATGCTCCTATTACTTCAAAGCATGAGACACAACTGCAAAGACTGCAACGCTGATAACTTCCGTGTTATCAAGACGTACCCCTACGAGCAATTCACGCTCAGGCACCTCAAGTGCAACGCCTGCGGATCAACCATCTACACTCGCGAATACATCATGTCTCGTGAGGAATACTGTTGGAAGACCTTCAAGGGCAAGACCAGGCTGTCCCTCAAGGATCAATGAACAAGTGCTTTTCCTGGAAGACGATCGGCATCCCTGCTCCACAAGGCAGCAAGCGTCATGTCGGCATGGGACGCATGATCGAGTCCTCGAAGGCGCTCAAACCCTGGCGGGAGCAGATCATCGCTGATGCACTTGCGTTGTCCATCACGACGCTGCACGAACCCATTACTGTGTCGTTGGTGTTCTGCTTTCCTCGCCCCAAATCACACCTGAACAAGAAAGGGGAGCTCAGGAACACCGCACCAACACACAAGACCAGTAAGCCCGACATCGACAAGCTTGCTCGTGCAGTCCTCGACAGCCTCACTCTTGCAAGGGTTCTAGCGGATGATGCTCTGTGCTTCTCGCTGACCTGCAGCAAACGCTACTGCATCGCGCAGGAGCCTCCTGGCGTCATGATCACGGTCATGGGCACCAACGAGATCGATGAGGTGCTATGATTCGTTTGCGATTGGGGTCACCCCGGACTGAGGCAGTGGTCTCACCGGGGTGATTTTTTTATGCTGTGCTCAAAGCGAGGACAACATGATTGAGATCGAATTTGATCCTTCGCAAATCATTGGCAAGATCACAGAACTGCAGCGTGTGCAGATCCCACGTGCAGGTGCAATCGCGCTGAATCAGGCAGTCTTTGAGGGGACACAGGAACTCAAGTCACAAGCCAAAAACGTCTTCAGCAACCCTGTCCCGTTCACGTACAACGCCTTTCTGTACAGGAAAGCAACGCCTGAGATGCTCGAGGCGAAGATTTTCATCCGCGACGAGGCACCCAAAGGCAATGCACCTGCCAAGTACCTGCTCCCGCAGATCTACGGCGGCAAGCATTACCCCACACGCTTCCAAGGTGCCCTTCTGAACACCGTCGTTGAGTTTGGTGGTGGCAGGAGATCGCAAGTTGGGCAGAGGGGCAAAATGATGGTCCCGAACCTGCGCAGTGAAAAAACCCGGCTGAACCAATACGGCAACATGACGCCAGGGCAGTACACACAGATCCTCTCCGCCCTGCGGGTCAACGTCAGCTCTGCTGATATCTATGGCCGTGTCAACAAGGGCGAAGCACCGATCAGCGATCAGCAGCTCAGCAAGTACGTGTACCTGGACGAGGAGGAGATCGCAGAGCCGTACTTTCGTCGTAGGTTCACGAACTCACCCAAGCCTGGTATCTACTTTGTTGATCGTCAGCGCTCAGGTGTGCGTTACTACCGCGTCATGACTGAATCAAAACTGCCGACGTACAGCGGTAAGTTCAAGTTCATCGACATTGCACGCACAAGCGTTGAGACCTCGTTCGCAAAGAATTTCTCGCGGATCGTGCTGCGCTAAAGTTCTTGCGAGGTATCGGTTTAAGGGTGCCTCAGTTCTTGCGAGGGGTCGGTTTAAGATGCCCCAAGTTCTTGCAGGGGGTCGGTTTATACCGGAATCGACCCGGTTTAGGGGTACATGTGTACTGTAGTATGTATGCACTGTAGTACAAATGTACTATAATACAAATGTACTAGTATGCTGCTATGCGCATACAAGCATAGGTACAAATGTACGCTAGTACAAACGTACTCAAGCAAGAATGAGAATCACTCTCAAAACGCTTTGACCTTATATATGGGGCGCAACAGCGACCGTTTCCCAGGTGCGCCCATACGGTCGCAACGTGGCCACGTGCCAGACAATGCGCCGGCAATGCAAAGGGGCACAGCATGCAGCACAGTGTGACAATCGCCGAACTGTCCCAATATTTGACACGCCCCCCAGCAGACCCTGCCCCTAGGGTCTAGATTGGATGCATGGCAGGGAACCCCAATCGCCCCCTCTGCCATCCAAGAAAAATGACTCTGTCTTTCGTGTGGGCAGTCTTGCTGCCCCTTCTACTCCTGGTGATTCTGATCGACCTGGCCACGATGTCGCCGGAACGACGGATCAGGCTCCTTAAGCGCTCTGGCCTGTCCCAACGTGCCATCGCTGACCGCTTAGGAATCAGCCGCTACCGCGTCCGCGTCGCCTTGACCTGACGATGTATCAGCGCCCCCACCGGTTCGATCCCGAATTCGACGACGATCCCGAAACCCCAGACGACGACGACGACGCAATCCACGCCGAATCCCTTTCTCCCTCAGAACGCAATCCCTCTCTCCTGAACTAATGATCGGTCCGATCCTGCCTGGTGAGCATGCTCCCCTAATCCGCGCTCTGCCACGCCGTCAAGCCTCACAAATCGAACTGTTCCCCCTGTCATCCCCCGCCCTGTCTGATCTGGCCACCATGGCGAGACTGCAAGGGGCACAGGATGCAGAATCTCCCGACCACGACGAGAACCCTTTCTACTAAGAATTATCACAATCCTAAAATGACCAAACTCTCTGAACTGAAATTTCATCTGACCCGCATCAGCTCCAACATCAAGACGGGACCGATACCCGTTAGCACGTCTAGCAAGGCAACCTGTCCTGCATCCTGCCCCTTTGCCGGCCATGGTTGCTACGCCGAAAGCGGTCCCCTGGCCATTCATTGGTCAAACGTTACAAAGGGTGACAGGGGCACGGGTCTACGTGAATTCATGGCAGCGATTGCGGCGCTCCCCGTTAATCAGCTTTGGCGCCACAATCAGGCGGGCGATCTGCCACACACTGCCGGCAAGATTTCACGGCGATTCCTTCGTGCCATCGTCAAGGCCAACAAAGGACGGCGCGGTTACACTTATTCACATCACAAACTAGAGCTGGGTGAGAATCTGCCCCTGATCCGTCAGGCCAACCGCCAAGGGTTTACCGTCAACGTCAGCACCGAATCAGAGCATGCCGCAGACTCTGCCATCGCCGCAGGTCTCCCCGCTGTCCTGGCGGTCCCATCAAGCGAGACGCGCACTACCTGGCAGACTGCCGGAGGGAACCGCGTTCTAGTTTGCCCGGCGCAGCGATCTGACACTAAGACTTGTTCTGACTGTCAACTCTGCCATGCCAGGGGCAAACGTGTGATCATCGCTTTCCTCGCTCATGGCACGAGCAAACGAAAAGCGGAGCAGGCCATAGCAACGATGACGCCATGATTCACCGATTAATTGTTTATATCTTGCCTCGCGATTGCGGGGCTTTTTTATTGCAATAAAAAAGGGGGCGATTGCCCCCAATTGTTTACTCTTTGTCGATTGCGTTTAGTTCATTGATCAGTTGATGACACGCCGTGATGTGTTGTTGAATTTCTCGATTCAATTCTTCATCATGCCGCTTCATCTCATCAATCAACTGCTGCAGCCGATCAGCAAGGATTCCCATTTGTCTAGGTGCGATTGGTAGACGTTTCCGCCTGTATAAATTATAGCAAAAATTCTACCGGTAGGGGCAAATTGTAACAATTCTTCACAGTGGATTTTTCGCAATAGTGGCCGCTCATGAGACGCAACAGGGGGCAAACTTGAGACGCAATAGGGGGTCCTTTCTGCAACCTGCGCTGCAGGTAATTTCGAAC